CTTGTCGTTCGCCTTTGAGCCCGACACGAAAACGTAGGGAGCAAAGAAGAATCCATGCTTTTCGATTTCGTCAATCCACCCGGATTTGAAGGTGTTTGGGCAAATCACGACCATGCGGGTGACCCGGTCAAGCGGATCGACCATGCGCGTCAGATGATGAAACTCCTCAAGCGCCAGGAGCGTTTTTCCCAAGCCCATCTCAAGAAAATAACCGACGCCGCGTTTGCCGGCGCCGAATTTGAGCGCCGCGACCTGAACCGGGTCGAGCTTCATCGACCGATCCTCGGTCTATTTGTCGGCGAAACTTCGCCGCGATGCAGCGACGCGCCAGCGCCGGCAGCGCGGCCAGCGTCAGAAGAGCCTCGCCCTCGAATAGCTTCGCCTACGCTAACAGCATGTGTGCTTTCGTACCAAAGCTTCGCTTGAGTTTTTTCCTTTGCAATTGCGGCGGTTATTAATTGCTGAATCTTCTCCTCCAATCCGCGCGCAAAGCTGAAACAGAATTTACCAAAGCCATCTACGCCGCCTTCGCCTTTATAACGAAGCCAAGCTGCCTGACGCTGACGATGAACAACTGAAAGCACATAAAGACACGCTTCTACGTTGGCTATTCGACCGGCGAACATGAATCCAGAATATTGACGATCGGGATGATGAGCGTCTGGATGTTCACCACGATAGTACGGTTCACAGCCGCACAGGTGTGCAACGGCCGTTGCGATGATCCATTCCCAAAGCCATTGCTTTCCCCATGGATCGTAATTCTGAAAAGTGAATTCATTGCGCGCCGGTTTGCCTTCCACTCGTAAGTCGACATTGTGCTTAATGAGAAGTTCTTCCGCCATTCGACGCGCTGTCGCCGCCTCGGCGTCAAAAGACGTGCCTTGCGCCAGCGCGAGAAGCTTAAGGATGCGGTCAAGAATCTTTTGCCGATCTTCGTTCATCGATCAGCCTCCACGTTCCGTCGCCGCTCTCCTCCTCGATCTGCCGATAGGAGACGCCGCTTGCCTGAACGATCGTCCGCACCTCGTCGATGATCGGGTCTTTGTCGACAAAGCTATAGGATTTGTAGGTGAAGCCTTTCATGGCCCGTCTTTTACTGCGCTGCGGATGTTGCGTTCGAGTTCCGCCGCGGGATCGGCGCCTTGCTTGGCGGCGTGCGCATAGCCGATGATCGCATCCCAGTGCGCGCCGTCGCCAGAAACGATACGAGCAATCGACGTGGCGATCTGATCGAGCGACTCCTTCGACGCGCCAGGCAGATCGTCCCAAAATGTGCCGGCGCGGATCTGAAACTTTATCGCCTGAGCAATCGCGCCTACTTCCGGAAAATTCACCTTGTCGCTCGCCATTTAAGCCAATCCCTCAAGGTTTCAGCGTGCGGCTTGTAGCCGCCGCCAGGCGGAAACGAGTCGGCCTTCGTCGCCGCCTCGGCCCAGTCGTGGATGAACATCGCCTTGGTCTTCTTATCGAAGCCGATCAGGGCGCAGAGGCCTCCAGCGTCGGTGTAGCGCTTGCCCTCGAGATATTGCCGCAGCGACGGCGCAAATGTTTGGTGGGCCACGACTTTGGCTTCTGCGAGCAAGTGCGGATAACCGGGAAACTTGATTGCCAAGTCCAAGAGCCCGAGGGCGTAACGGTCCTCGTGCCGGCGGGCGTATGCTCCAAGATCTCGACAAGCCGCCACAAGCTCAGCTTTGAGTCTGGATTCAAGATTCATTCCTCCCCCTCTTCCGACTCATGATACCGACGCACGACTTCGTGGATCTCCCATTGCCGCAGCGCTTCGAGCACGAACTCCACCTCGGGCACGCATTGCATCCATAACTCTTCCGGCAAGCGTGCGCCATTCCTATCTTTAACGAGCGCCATCTTGCGGGCCGCCAAGCAGTGGGCGACGAATTCGATCTTGGGCGTCATGGCTTAAGCAAAAACTCAAGCGCAGTTTTCATCGCGGTCGAGGCTTGCAAGAGATGCAGCCGTGTCTGCCTGGGCTTGTCCTCGCCGACCTCGGCGAGTTCGCGCGCCGATTCAGCATGCTCGATGACGAGGTCAAGCGCGTCCGACAGCGCGTCGCGCACAACCGGCCCCATCGCGTCTTTGAGATCGGGCCGGTTGTGCTCCTCGATCGCCTGGATGACGACTTGGCACTCCGATTCGATTACGGCGGCGTGATCGCCGGGAGCCTTGTCGTAGTTCGACATTGGTTCAGGTGATGAGCCAAATGTGCTCAGGTAAGCCCGCAGCGCCTCAGTCGGGATCGGCTTGGCGGTTGGGCGTAGAGTCCGCGCGTGCGGGTCCGAGAGTCGGGTGAGACAAACATAGCCCAACGTCTCGATAAAGGTTGAAGGCAGATTGCCGCCGCCGGGATGATTGATCGGCGCATAGAAGGCGACGAGCGGCGCCGCGACCGCATAGCCGAATCGGAGCTTTTGAAACGCGATTACCGGCGAATGCCGCACCGTGTCGAGAAACCCGTTTTCATTAATCTTTGCGTGGATCATCGATGCGCTTCAGCATGTTGGGATAAAATCGGTGATAAAGAGCTAATTTGCGTTTGGCGGCCAAACGGGTCTTAGACTCCCCCCGACCGTCGTTAGCGAGCGCGATCAGCTTCTCTAAGCGCGCCCGCGTCGGACGATCGGGAGGGAGCTCCGCCACGGCTTAGAACGGGATGTCGTCGTCCATGACGCCAGCTTGACCCGGGGATTCAACCGGCCTGGCGCCCCTTTCCGACATTGCGTCGCGTGCGGGAGAGCGACGCATCGCCGGCGCCTCCCCGTCGACATCCTCGGCCTCGTCCGCCGTGGCGAAGGCGATATCCTTCCATTGCTGGAACATCGGCTCGGTGATTGCAGAGAGCGACTCGTCGCAATAGCCGTCGCCCCTGTACTTGTAGCCGTAGTATGCTTCGCCCGTCGGACCGCGATTCTGCACCGCGACGATGCGATAACGCTGATTGAAGTTGCTCACTGGCTTTGCGTCCACCATGGCGAACAGCTTACGCGCCTCCTTGACCCCGGAGCGCGTATTCAAGGTCAAAGCCAACGTGTTGAACTCCGGTAGAAACCAGAGCACTTCGAACGTCAGAGTCGCAGCGGGCGGGCTCTCCGGATCGTCAGGCCGGCTCGAACCGAATTTATCCAGGCCCGATTCCTTGACCGTGCGCGCCAGGCGCCAAGTGTAGGTTTTCGGGTTCATCGGATAACGGACATGGAATTCGCCTTCCGGCGGATCCCAATGCACGAAGTCGCGCGCCCTCGCGAGGATGCCGCGATCTTCGCCTGGGCCCCTCGGCGCCCAGAGGTTGTAAGTTTGCCTTCGCATGATCGGCACGCCCAAAAGGTCATTACCGAGGCTGGTCGTCAGGGTCGTGTGCCAGAACTCGCCGGCCTTCGCTTCGCCGGGATAGTCGACAATCTCCGGATTGGACGCCTGAAGCAGCTTGATGCGCGGCAACATGCGTTGCTTAGGATCGATCGCGCCCCAATCCGACATTTTCGGCTTTCCTTGCAGATGGGCCGGGAGGGAAAACCTGCTCCCCGACGTGATGTCTTGAGCCATGACCACTTTGCCTTCTTTGATGGTGTAGCGCGGCTTGTTCGCTAACTGCGCGTTGGTCTTCATGACGACGCCCTCAACGACAGGTAGCGGGCAATCGTCGTCTTGAATATGTCGTCGGGCGGCTCTTTGCCCTCGTCCTCGACTTCCTTGCGCGCCCAGGCGCCTAAAGTCATGGCGTTGACCGTCTCTTGGATCATGCCGCCCTGGCCGGTTTCGCGGAGATATTCGTAGCCTCTGGGCTTATCGAGAATCGAGCACGACCAACGGCGGTTAAGGCTGACCAGCCCATAACCTTGCACGCGCACATTCTGAATCCCGTGCGCATCGAAGCACATTGGGATTGCGCTGTAAGAGAGGTCTTTCTCCATCTTGGCGACGGCGCCCATGATTTCGCGCAAAACGTCGGCTTCCTCGCTCGTATCCGCATAGAAGCGGACAAGATCGGCGGCGTCGTTTTCCTTGATGGCGTCTAGGCAGTCGCGCTGGACAAGCCTCTGGGCAGTCTCAAGCGCGCGGCGAGCCCCTTCAAACGCGGCTCGGGTATCGGGTTTCATCATCAATGCTCCATGTTGCGGGTCCGATCCGGCTTTCACGGATCTGGTGAACGCAACATAGACGCATGATAGAGCTACGTCAAGAGGAAGATTTAGGTGTAGCGTCGTTTAAGGGCGCGGCCGGCGATCTGATCGGGGGTAAACGGCCCCACCTCGCTCGAGAAGGCCTGGCCCTTCTGTAGCGGGCCGACGTTCCAGGGCGCTCTCGATAAGAGGTTCTTCACTCCTCCCTTGGAAAGCGCGCCGCCGCTCACCGGCTGAGCCGCCGCTGCCGGCACGTTGGCGGGATTCGCCGCGCCGCCGCCAAACAGGCCGGAGAGGTCGAGCGCGGTTTGGTAGCGTCGGCCAGGCTGGTTCACCGGACCGGCGTTGACCCGATCGATTAGCCAGCGATTAGGATCGCCGCCTGTGCCGGGGGCGCCGAGCGGAACTTGCGCGGTGGCGCTAGCGGGAATGATTGCTGCTCTGCCGCCGCCGCCAGCCGCTGCGGGCGCCGCTGCTACCACTGGCCTATTAGCGATCGGGCCCCACAACCGAGGATCGCCATAACCGCTGCCCGAAGCGACCGGCGGGATAGAGCCTGATGCGCCGCCGCCACCCGAGGAG